TAAGGCGCATGGAACAAGCCAGCCCTTATAACTTTGCAGGTCAGTATATGCAAAGACCAGCACCAGCAGAAGGCGGTATCTTCAAGCCTGACCAAATAGCAATTATTGATGCTTTACCTGCTGGCGAAATTAAATGGTGTCGAGGTTGGGATTTGGCTTCAACTGTTGATGGCGATTGGACTGCTGGCGGTAAAATTGGCAGATTACCTGATGGTCGTTTTGTTATTGCTGATATGGTTCGGCTGCGTGATGGTCCTGATAAACGAGATGCTGCTATTAAAAACACTGCTTCATTAGATGGACGCAGCGTAAAGATTTCAATACCACAAGACCCTGGTCAAGCTGGTAAAACACAAGTTATATACCTGACTAGAGAATTAGCTGGATATAATGTGAAAAGTTCACCTGAAAGCGGTGATAAAATTACAAGAGCAGAGCCTTTGGGTTCTCAAGTAAATATCGGTAATGTCATGATGCTTAGAGGCGAATGGAATCAATCTCTTATTAATGAGATGCGAATGTTTCCTAATGGCGTTAATGATGACCAAATTGATGCGTTGTCAAGAGCATTTAGCGAAGTAATGGTACCAAGACGAAGTTTCTTTGGATAGAGGATTATTAATGTCAATTTTAGATTGGTTTAGAGGAGAGAAAGAAGAAGTCAAGAAGGCGGAAGATGCGCCTAAGGCTATCGCTCGTAAAAGTCTATTCGGCACTCATGCTGGTGACATTGAAAGCTCAAACAATATTAAAGACTTTGTATTAGACAAATTTTCTGCATTAAAATCACAGCAACCAATGTTTGACCCTGCTGTTAATGGCATGGCAATGGATGATAGCTCTAATGGCGTTCCATCATTTAAAATGTATGATGCTGGCAATAACTCAGTATCTGATGCTGTAGTTTATTGGTACGCTTCTCAAGGCTTCATTGGCGCACAGCTTTGCGGTATCTTGGCTCAAAATTGGCTTGTCAACAAAGCCTGTGCAATGCCTGGCGATGACGCAATCCGTAAAGGTTACAACGTAGTATCTATTGACGGTGACGAACTAGACCAAGAAGCTGTAAAGATTATTAAATCTTATGACCGTTCAATGCGCCTCACATGGAATATGAGAGAGTTCATCCGCAAAGGTCGTATCTTTGGCGTTCGTGTTGCAATGTTCAAAGTTCAATCAACAGACCCTGAATACTATGAAAAGCCTTTTAATATTGATGGTGTTACTGCTAATAGCTATAAAGGGATTGTGCAAGTTGACCCGTATTGGTGCGCCCCTATGTTGGATGGAGCTGCTGCTAGTCAGCCTGATACTCTACATTTCTACGAGCCTACTTGGTGGATAATCAACGGTAAGAAAGTTCATCGTTCACATTTAATCATATTCCGTCATGCGGAACCTGTGGACGTATTGAAGCCTCAATACATTTATGGTGGTGTTCCACTTACCCAACAAATCATGGAACGTGTTTATGCTGCCGAACGTGTAGCTAATGAAGCTCCACAATTAGCCATGTCTAAACGTACAACTGTTTGGTTGACCGACATGGAAGCTGCAATGTCAAATACCACTAGCGCAATCGAAAGATTAAACTATTGGGCGCAGATGCGTGACAACTATGGTATCAAGCTAGGCGATAAAGAAGGTGACGAGTTCCAACAATTCGATACATCACTAGCCGACTTTGACCAATTGATTATGACGCAATACCAATTAGTTGCTGCAATTGCGGGCGTACCCGCAACCAAGCTAATCGGTACAACGCCAAAAGGCTTTAATTCTACTGGCGAATACGAAGAAGCGTCATATCACGAGTTGCTAGAATCAATTCAAACGCATGACCTTACTCCATTGGCAGAGCGTCATCACCAATTAGTCATCAAGTCATTTGTAGAGCCACAGCTCAAGAAGAAGATGGATGTTGAAACAACATTGAACTGGTTGCCACTTGATACACCAACTGCTGAAGAATTGGCAAGAACTAACCTTGCTAAAGCGCAAGTAGGCGCAGCATTGATTGAAGTAGGCGCAATTTCAAGCGAAGAAGAACGTCAGCGTGTAGCGACTGACAAGACCAGTGGCTACAATGAAATTGGCATCATGCAAGAAGAATCACCTGAAGGTGAAGAACTAGCCGAAAAAGACTATTTAAACGCTGAAGATAATATTTGGGTTCCAATGCCTAAAAACGAAGAAGTATCAATTCATACAACAGATAAAGCCGAAAATAGTGCGTCAAAAGTAACTAGCCGTGCTAAAAAAACAATCAAAAAATAATGCAGTCGGCTCTGCCTTGCGTCCTAACGCTGGTATCTCAACCGATTACGCAAAGCCTATTGTCAATGAACTAGAGTTGATGTTTCGTGACGTTCGTAGAGAGCTAAAAAAGACTTTTAAAGAAACAAGCTACGGGCAAGCAATGGATGCTTCATTGGCAAGTCAATCCCGTATGTTGCTCAATTGGTTATTAAGAAAATGGCAGCCTCGCTTTGACGAGATAGCCAAAAGTGCTACTAATCGTATGATTAATCGTACTATAAAGAACTCAACGATTACATTGCGTAATTCGTTAAAAGAAGCATTACCTGATTTGAGCATAGATACTTCATTTTCAAATGAACAATTACAAGAGGTCATCAAGGCAAGCACATTAGAGGCTGCAAACTTGATTAAAATTATACCTTATAAGTTCTTGAATGAAGTGCAAGGTCAGGTAATGCGCTCCATTACAACAGGCAAAGGAATGGAAGATTTAGTTCCTTTCCTAACGAAGAAATATAAAGGCAACGTAAGACACGCAAGGCTTGTTGCTTTAGACCAAACTCGTAAGGCTTATCAGTCTATTAATACAACTAGACTAAAGACTTTGGGTGTTAAAAAGTTCATTTGGATTCATTCAGGTGGTGGCAAAGAGCCTCGTGAATTGCACAAGCGAATGAGTGGGAACGAGTATTCTTTCGATAACCCTCCGTTCATTGGTGTAATGTATGGCGAGGATGTTCATGGACTTCCTGGTGATTTACCAAATTGTCGTTGTATTTGTAAGCCTGTCATTAATTTTGATTTAGAGGAATAAACATGAAAGATAAATTAAATGCTGTTGAATCAGCAAATGCTTCTATTGGCTCATTAGCTGGTATGGGTGAAGTATGTCAAGCGGAAGGCGTTTATACTTTCCGTTGTTTTGAATACGAAGGTGGTCCATTGATTTGGGAAGATACCATCGACAACTTAGTAGTAAACGTCGGCAAGAACTTAATGCTTCAAACATTGCTTACTGGTTCTGCTTACACTATAACTGGTCCATACATGGGCTTAGTATCTTCAGTATCATTCACAGCTTTTGCTGCTACAGATACAATGGCATCTCACTCAGGATGGACTGAAGCTGGTACAACAAATGCTCCTACATTTGCTGCTCGTATTACTCCTAGCTTTGGTACTGCTTCATTGGGTTCTATTTCTACTAGCTCTGCTGTATCATTTACAATGACTGGTGCAGGTACATTAGTTGGCGCATTTATCGTATTGGGTACTGGTGCAGTATCTACAATTTTGAACACTTCAGGTACTTTGCTTTCTGCTGGTGCTTTCACTGGTGGTAATCAACCTGTAAACAGTGGTAACGTTGTTCAAGTTACTTACACATTAAGCGTATAAGGATAGAATCATGGCATTTACACAAGGTCAAGAAGTAACGCAAATCGTACCAGCTCCAATTCAAGGTACAATTGCTGGTTTTGGTTTCGACCCAAATACAGGCAATGTAACTATTTTGGTTAGCTATACTGATGCAGACGGAAATGAGCAACAAAGCTATTTCCAACAATCACAATTTGAAGCAACTCCAGTAGCTGAATAATCATGGCTTTAGTATTACTTGATAGAGTTCAGCAGACAGGTACAGCTAACACGACTGTTAGCTTTACTTTAACTGGTTCTGTAGCAGGTTATCAATCATGGTCTGCGGTTGGCAATGGTAATACTTCATACTATGGAGCTTCTGACGCTTCGGGTAATTGGGAAGTGGGACTAGCAACGTATTCGACTACTGGTCCTACTGTAACCCGTACCACAATTTTTGCTTCTAGCAATTCAGGCTCTGCGGTTACTTTCTCAGGAACAGTAAACGTTTGGGTAGATTATCCTGCTGGCAAAGCTGTTTATATAGATGCAAATGGTAATGTATCAGCACTAGGAACAATCGCATCAGGTGTATGGCAAGGTACGACAGTTGGTGTCGCATACGGTGGTACAGGAATAACAATCTTAACTGCGAATTACATTCCTTACGGCAATGGTACAGGTGCTTATCAATCTAGCTCTACATTTACATTTAATGGCACAACATTTTCATCACCTAATATTAATGTAACAAGTTCGACAGTTCCAGCTAATGGTGAATATTTAGCAGCTTCAAATTCATTAGCTTGGTCTACAAATACTACAGAACGTATGCGTATTGATTCCTCTGGTAACGTAGGGATTGGTACAACAACTACCGCTCCTGCTAATGGAAAAGCACTTACTATATATGCTTCTGATTTTCCTAGATTGCAAATGAGAAATAGTACAACTGGAGATACTGCTGGTGATGGTACTGTTTTTTATGGGTCTGGTTCAGATTTTTATATATACAATCAAGAAGCTGGAAGTTTAAATTTTCAAACATATGGTTCAACAAGAGCAACTATTGATTCTAGTGGTAATGTGTTAGTGGGAACTACAACTGCATGGGCAAAATTATCAGTTCAATCAGCAGGAACTACCAGTGCAACTCAAGTTGTCTCATTTAGAGATTCATCGGCGAACGAAAAACTTGTTGTTCGTAGTGATGGTTATACGTATGCCCCATATTGGTACGCAAACACTACAGGTAATGGCGCTAACGTTTTTGTAGATACAAATGGCGGCTTGGTTCGTTCTACATCTTCTTTAAAATACAAAAAAAATATTCAAGATGCAATACATGGTCTTGATGACGTTTTAAAACTTCGTGCAGTTACATACGAAGGAAAATCAGAAGCTGATACAGGTAAAACATTTGGCGGTTTAATTGCAGAAGAAGTTTATGAAGCTGGATTGACTGAATTTGTACAATATGCAGAAGATGGAACACCAGATGCACTTGCATACGGAAATATGGTATCACTTGCATTTAAAGCCATTCAAGAACTATCAGCACAAGTCACAGCATTACAAGC